ATTCATTGGGTATTCCATTGAATCATGAAACTACTATTGAAGGTCAAACTATATTTTTAGCAGAACGTGTAACAGAATTAATGCAAGATAGTTTAATTACTGATCGTACTATTATTGATGTTATGGCATTTACTAATTGTGCTAAAAAGATAAGTTATATGGACGGAGATGCGTTTACAGACTATGCTTCACGGTTTATTAAACAATATGATTATATCTTTTATATTTCCTCTGATGGGATGGATATTGAAGATAATGGAATTCGTGAAACTGATACTAATTATAGGTGTCAAATTGATGAAGAAATCCAAAAACTTTTACTTAAACATCGTCCTATTGTCCATACTCTTAAAGGAACAACTGAAGAACGTATTAAACAAATAATAAAAACAATTTAATTTAATATTTATCAACATGAAATTATGGAAATGGATATTAGGATTATTTGCAGTACTTGGAGGTGCCGCTGCATTAGTCTCCACTCAAAAGAAAAAAGAGCACGACAAAAAAGTTAAAACTAACAAAGAAAAAATTAAAGCTGTACAAGTTAAAACTCGTAAAGTAGAAGAAGCTAAAGTAAAGACTAAAAAACAAATTAGTCAATCTAAAAAGAAAACTACTACTACTAAAAAACAAATTAAAGACACTTCATCAGCTAAAAAAACTGTTAAAAACTTTGAAGATAAGTATCGTAAAAAAACTACCAACCGCCCAAAAAAGAAATCATGAAGCATTTACTATTAACCCTATTTTTAGGGGTATCTAGTATTTGTTACTCACAAGACACTCTTCAAATTCCTGAAGTGGAAATTGAAGAGTTTTTTTTAGCTTTGGATACCCTTAAAGTTCAAGATTCATTAAAAGCTAGTTTAATTTTAGATTTAGAAAGAACTATAAAATTATATGAATTACTTGCTGAACAAGATAGTTTAGTTATAAAATTTAAAGATGAAGAAATTTATCTGTTAAATGAGCAAATTGAACTTCATTTAAATAGGTTAGATAAAGTAGATAAATGGTACAATAAACCCTCAGTAGGTTTTGCAGCAGGGTTTTTAAGTACTATAATTTTAATTCAAGCCCTTGATTATACNCTCCCTGAATGAGTGACTTAAAGCAAATAATAAGACAGGAGTACCTTAAATGNGCTCAGGATCCTATTCATTTTATGAAAAAGTACTGTATGATTCAGCATCCACAAAGGGGCAGAATTAGTTTTCATTTATATCCTTTTCAAGAAAAAGTACTTAAATTATTTGAAGATAATCCTTATTCTATTATTCTTAAATCTCGTCAATTAGGAATCTCTACATTGTCTGCAGGCTATTCTTTATGGTTAATGACTTTTCATAAAGATAAAAATGTTCTTTGTATTGCTACAAAGCAAGAAACTGCTAAAAATATGGTTACTAAAGTTAAATTTATGTATGAAAATTTACCTTCGTGGCTTAAAGTAGAATTTGAAGAGAATAATAAATTAGCTCTTCGCTTACAGAATGGATCTCAAATCAAAGCAACTTCAGCATCTAGTGATGCGGGTAGATCAGAAGCAGTATCTCTTCTAATAATTGATGAGGCCGCTTTTATTGAAAATATTGGTGAAATTTGGGCTTCAGCTCAACAAACTCTTGCTACGGGTGGGGGTTGTATAGCATTATCTACTCCATATGGCACAGGTAATTGGTTTCATCAAACCTGGACTAGAGCTGAGGCTAAAGAAAATGAATTCCTTCCTATTAAACTACCTTGGTATGTCCACCCTGAACGTAATCAAGAGTGGAGGGATAGACAAGATGAATTATTAGGAGACCCTAGAATGGCGGCACAAGAATGTGACTGTGATTTTAGTACTTCTGGAGACATAGTATTTTACCCCGAATATTTAGAATTTATAGAAAAAACTACTATCACAGAACCTTTAGAAAGAAGAGGGGTAGACCAAAATTTATGGATTTGGCAACCCGCTGATTATACTAGACAATATATGATATCAGCAGACGTTGCCCGAGGNGATGGAAAAGANTANTCAGCATTTCATATTTTTGATGTTGAATCCGCTACCCAAGTAGGTGAATACAAAGGACAAGTGGGTACTAAAGACTTTGGTAATATATTAACTGCAATTGCTACAGAATATAACAATGCCTTATTAGTAGTTGAAAATGCTAATATTGGATGGAGTACTATTCAAACTATTATAGAAAAAAATTACCCTAATTTATATTATTCCCCCAAATCCGATAATGTTAGTGTTGATTCATATTTAGCAAATTATGAAAACATGTCAAGTATGACTGCTGGGTTTACTATGTCTTCTAGAACCCGTCCTATGGTAATAGGTAAATTTCAAGAATATGTAGCTGATAAAGGAGTTACTATCCAATCAAAACGTTTATTAGAAGAAATGAAAACGTTTATTTGGAAGTATGGGAGAGCAGAAGCTCAACAAGGTTATAATGATGATTTAATAATGAGTTTTGGCATGGGGTTATACGTTAGAGATACCGCATTAAAATTTAAACAACACGGGTTAGATATTACTAAAGCAGCACTAGGTTCTTTTCATAAAACTACAACTACTCACCAAGGTGCTTACTTTTCCACAGGTCAAGATAATCCTTATCATATGGATAATGGAAAAGGAGGAACTGAAGATTTTAGTTGGCTTTTATAATATTTATTCATATATTAATATACTATGGCAGATACAACTGTATTCACAAGATTAAAAAGATTATTTACTACTGATGTTATCATTAGAAATGTAGGAGGCAATCAATTAAAAGTCCTTGATTTTAGCAAATATCAAGTAGCAGGGGAAGTAGAAACTAATTCAATGATTGATAGATACAATCGTTTGTATACTACTAATCAAATGCCCGTTTATAACCCTGCATTAAACTACCAAACTCTTAGAACCCAACTTTATTCAGACTATGAAGCAATGGATACAGATGCTATTATTGCTTCGGCTTTAGATATAATATCTGATGAATCTACTTTAAAAAATGAAATGGGTGAGGTTCTTCAAATTAAATCATCTGATGAAACTCTTCAAAAAATATTATATAATTTATTTTATGATGTATTAAACATTGAGTTTAATCTTTGGATGTGGATTCGCCAAATGTGTAAATATGGTGATTTTTTCCTTAAATTAGAAATTGCTGATAAATTTGGTGTTTATAATGTAATACCTTATACTGCCTATAATATAGTAAGAGAAGAAGGTACTAATAAAGAATCAAACCAACCTGAAGTTAAGTTTAAATTTGACCCAGATGGTTTAAGTGGTGGGGGTCAATATGGGGGTTATTTTGGAGGCCTTGAATCTTCAGGAGGAAATGGTAAAAATACTAGAGCAATATATTTTGACAATTATGAAATAGCTCACTTTAGACTTTTATCAGATGTTAATTATTTACCTTATGGTAGAAGTTATGTTGAACCCGCTAGAAAATTATTTAAACAATATACTTTAATGGAAGATGCTATGCTAGTCCATAGGATAGCTCGTGCTCCTGAAAAACGTATTTTTTATATAAATGTAGGGTCTATACCACCTGCTGAAATAGAAAATTTTATGCAAAAGACTATTTCAAAAATGAAACGTACTCCTTATATTGACCAACAAACGGGTGATTATAATTTAAAGTATAACATGCAAAACATGTTAGAAGATTTTTATATTCCTGTAAGAGGAAATGACACCTCTACTAAAATTGATACAGCTCCTGGATTACAATATGATGGTATAAATGATGTTGAATATTTAAGAGATAAATTATTTGCTGCTTTAAAAATTCCCAAAGCTTTTTTGGGATATGATGAAAACACTGATGGTAAGGCTACATTAGCAGCTGAAGATATAAGATTTGCTCGTACAGTTGAACGTATCCAAAGAATTATCCTTTCTGAATTATATAAAATTGCTGTAGTTCATCTTTACACTCAAGGATATGATGGTGATGATTTAGTTAATTTTGAACTTAATTTAACTACTCCTTCAATAATTTATGATCAAGAAAGAGTAGCGTTAATGAAAGAAAAAGTTGATTTAGCAGCTCAAATGCAAGAAACTAAATTATTCCCCTCAGACTTCATATATGATCATTTATTCCATTTTAGTGAAGATGAATATAGTGAATTTAGAGATTTAGTTAGAGAAGATTCTAAGCGTAAATTTCGTAATGCCCAACTTGAAGCAGAAGGAAACGACCCAGTAGAATCAGGTGAGTCTTATGGTACCCCCCATGATTTAGCTTCATTATATGGTAAAGGAAGATATTATGACGAACCCGATAATGTACCTGCAGGGTATAATGAAAAAGAAATGGGCCGTCCTGAAGAAAAAGTTTCTAATATTAACACCCAAGATGGTAACTTTGGTAAAGATAGATTAGGAGTAGATGCAATGAAGGGTAAAGAAAATGAATCGAATTCTATAAAACCTACATATAAAGGAGGTTCCCCATTAGCTTTAGAAGCTAAAACAGTTTATTTACAAAATAAAGATATGCTTAAAAAACTCCCAATTAACCGTAAACAGTTAGTTTTTGAACAAGAAGAGTCATTACTTAACGAAAACAATTTAAAGGAGTAAAAATCTTTATATATTTATAAAAAAGCCTATTGATGAAAATTAAACATTCAAAGTACAAAAACACAGGCCTTTTATTTGAACTCTTAGTGAGACAAATAACTGCTGATACACTTAACGGTGGTGAGTCTCCTTCTTTAAATATTTTAAAAAAATCATTTGCTAAAACTGAATTAGGAAAAGAATATAAACTTTATGAAACTTTATTTAAAACTAAAAATTTAAGTGAAGGTAAAGCCGAAATTACTTTAAATGCAGTATTAGAAGCTACTCGTAAATTAAATAGGAGTGCTTTAAAAAGAGAAAAATATAATCTTATAAAAGAAATTCAACAATGTTATAATGTTAGTGAATTTTTTAAGCACCAAGTCCCTAATTATAAGGGATATGCTGCATTTTATAAATTAACAGAAATCTATAACTCAGATAAATTATCTGAAACTAATCAAATTATAGATAATAAAATAACTATATTAGAATGTTTAACTGAACGTCCTATTAGTCAAAAAAAGGTTAAACAAGATTTAGTTGAAGAATTTGCTAAATACGATAAAGATTTAAGAGTACTTACTTATAAGGTAATGCTTGAAAAATTTAATGGTAAGTATGCTAATTTAAATGGAGGACAAAAAGAGGTACTTAAGGAATTTATGAACTCTATTGATAATACTCCTCGTTTAAAAGAAATTTACAATAGTAAAATTAATGAGGTTAAAAACTCTCTTAAATTACACGCTGTTCAAGTAAAAGATGGTGCTACTAAAATTAAATTATTAGAAGTAGTTACTTTACTTAAAGAAATAGATAAAGGTTCTCGTATTAGTAATGATGATCTAATCAATCTCCTCCAGTATTATGAGTTAACTGAAGAATTAAATAAAGCAAATCAATAATGCCTATTAAACCTTCAGAACTAAGTCCTAGTTTTCTTAAAAAAATAGAAGATAAATATGGTCCCGTAAGTAATGATGATTTTTTTGCTGATGATTTAGAGTATTATGCTAAAGCTAATAAACCTGAAGAAAGAGGTGAAGGAGGGGGCGTAACTCATACTATTATTGATCTTCCAAGTTTTATAGAATTATTTAAAACTTTAGATAAAGCTAAAGAAGTTGCTAAGGATTTAACTACTCAAAAAGAATTAAGAAGCGACCAGGGATATAAAGAACAATATAAAAAAGTTTCAGATACTTTTAATAAGTTTAGAACATTTTTTAGAAAAAATTACCCAGATCAATATTCTATGATAAAATCATCAGTTGATGAGCATTTAAGGGAAATATCAACTACAGCGGGTTCACCAGGCTTTAGTACTCCCTATGCATTTGGAAAATCTCCAATATCAAAATATACTAAATTAGGGTATAAACCCGTTGATCGTAAAGCC